TAATTTAGAAGAGCAAGCCAAACTAGATGAGGCCTTAGGTAAAGTTAAAAAAGAATCAAATGAAAATGAGCTTAAGAGCGCCGAGCAGCAAGCACGGGATAAAATGGAGTTGGACGCCATTAATAATGATGAGGAACTTGAAGCAGCACAAGCGGATGTTGCCGCACAGGCTAAATTCAGTTACGTTGACAAAGATAAAATTGGTGAGGATATTGACAGTGTAGTACCAAGTAAATCAGAGGCTGATCTTGCAGCAGAAAAGGCAGCTCGAGACAAAATGGAGTTGGACGCCATTAATAATGAGGAGGAACTTGAAGCAGCACAAATTGATACAGCAGCACAGGCTAAATTCACTCATGTTGACAAAGATAAAATTGGTGAGGATATTGACAGTGTAGTACCAAGTAAGGGTGCCACTGATGCAGAAATGAAAGCCGCCGAAGCACAGGATAACATAGACAAGGCCATAGAAAGACAAAAAGAAGCACAACAAAAATTAAATGATTTGTTAATGGGGGCCAGTGAAGAAGACATAGGCGAACAGTATGAATATTATGCTCGGCAATTAGATGAGGCCAATCAGAATTTGGCAGAAGTAGTTGATGAGTCAATGGGAGATTTGGCTCGTGGAATAAAAAATTCAGGTGATGATTTTGCTGATAGTACAGAAGATGTCATGGATGATATAAAAAGTCTCATACCTGGCCCTACTGATGAGGAAATGCAAGCCATTGCTGACCAAGATGCACAAAATAAAGAACTAGAGAATCAACAAGCAGAACAAGCAAATCTAGACAAAATAAATGAGGCCAATGGCGGGGACATTTTGGCCAATATGGACACTGGACCCAAGTACAGTGAACAAGCTGCTGCTGAACCTGCTGATACATTGGACAGATCTAAAATATCATTTGGCAGTGTGACTAAAATTGGACCAAATGGCATGCCAATTTTAGCTCCGCCTAAAAAAGATGAGAAAGCTTTACCTAAAGTAGAAAATCCAGATGATGCTAGAGAAAATGCCAAATTTAACAGACAAGCTGAAGAGTCTAAAAAAGCAGCAGAAGCTAAAACAAAAGCAGAAGCAGATAAAAAAGACAAATCAGGTGAGAAGAGCGAAACAAAAAGCCTAGACGACGTGGTAAAAACCTTAGAAAAATTAAATACTGCTATGGAAAAACTAATTGCAGTAAATAATTCAAATGGTTCATTGCTGAGAGATCAAATTAAAGCTACTAAGGGAGTTGCATCGGCAGCTAGCGGAAACGTAATAGGAGCACATTGATGAGTTGGCGTAGATATTTTACCCCAGCACCCAGTACCAATAATCTTTCTGGTACTAGCAGTCCCATGGGCAACGGTAACAAAGCAGGTCCTGCTCGTAGCAATTACAGTAGCTACTTGCCAGACATTTATGTAGGCAGTCCCAATAGAATAGAACGTTACATGCAGTATGATACTATGGACATGGATCCAGAAGTTAATGCTGCACTAGATATTCTAGCAGAATTTTGCACACAGAAAAATAAAGAAAACAACACAACCTTTCATCTCAGTTTTAAAGATAAAGCTACTAATTCAGAGATACGAGTACTAAGAGAATATGTACAACAATGGTTTAAAGTACAACAATTTGACACAAGGTTTTTTCGCATAGTTCGTAATACTTTCAAGTATGGCGATGCGTTTTTTATTAGAGATCCAGAAACACAAAAATGGTTTTATGTAGATCCTAGTAAATTAGTCAAAGTCATTGTGAATGAGAGTGAAGGCAAAAAGCCTGAGCAGTACGTAGTGCGTGACCTAGCACCTAATTTTCAAAATCTAGTAGCCACACAGATTCAAACCAGTCCTCAGCAAACTAATAATAGAGGTAGTAATTATATTGCAGGTGGTGGACTAACTAGAGGGTCAACTGGTGCGTACCCAACACAGTATGGAGATAGATTTCATATTGGTGAAAATGAAATGTCTATTGATGCTGCCCATGTGGTACATTTAAGTTTGAGTGAAGGTTTAGATAACAACTATCCATTTGGAAATAGTTTATTAGAACAAGTGTTCAAAGTATATAAACAAAAAGAACTATTAGAAGATGCCATCTTAATCTATCGTATACAACGTGCGCCAGAGCGTAGAATATTTTATATTGATGTGGGTAATATGCCTAGCCATATGGCCATGGCCTTTGTGGAACGTGTTAAAAATGAAATACATCAGCGTCGTATTCCCAGTCAAAGTGGCGGTGGTATGAATGTTATTGACAGTGCTTATAATCCATTAAGTATCAGTGAAGATTATTTCTTCCCACAGACTGAAGGCGGCAGAGGCAGCAAAGTTGAAACATTAGCAGGTGGTACAAACTTAGGCGAGATTGACGATCTCAAATACTTTACCAACAAGTTATTTAGAGCATTAAGAATACCATCCAGTTATTTGCCTACAGGAGCAGATGATAGTCAAGCACAGTATAATGATGGTAGAGTGGGTACTGCTTATATTCAAGAATTACGTTTTAATAACTATTGCATACGTTTGCAGACCTTATTAACTGGTGTGTTTGATCAGGAATTCAAACGTTATTTGCACAGTAAAGGTATCAATATTGATACTAGTTTATTTGAGATACGTTTTCAACCACCTCAGAACTTTGCTGCTTATCGACAATCTGAAGTTGATGGACAGAGAATTAACACATTTAATACCATACAGGCTATTCCTTATATCAGTAAGAGGTTTGCCTTGAAGAGATTCTTAGGACTCAGTGAAGAAGAGATGGCAGAAAACGAAAACTTATGGAAGCAGGAAAAGGGCATGAGTAACATTACTGGTACAGATGCCAGTGGTGAATTGCGCAGTGCAGGTGTCAGTGCTGCTGGCATCGACAGTGATTTGGAATTAAACAGTGATACTAGCGCCCCAGAGGATATGGCTCAAGCTGCTGGCGGTATGCCTCCAGGAGTTGACACTGGCATGGGTATGACAGCAGGTGCAGGCGGAGCACCCCCTCCAGTTTAATAAATAGATATATGATCCTAAGAGAGTTATTCTACCTCAATCCTGAAACACAAAAAGTTGGCAACGACTTTAGGTTTGATTCAGCACGAGATGTTGAAGAACTTTTACGTAGTGACACAAGAAAAACTAGACTCACTTTAAAACAGATAAATGATTTAAGGAAAGGCTCGGAAGCGCATATTTTAGAAATGGAAGAAGAACTTACATTTGTTCAAAGTATGTATGGGGCCGAACCTGCTGCCCCAGCAGCTTAAATTATTAACTTATTAAAGGATTAGTTATGGATTGGAATCTCAGTTTATATGGCATGATTGGCCAGCAGCACAGGAATTTTCTTTCTGTTTTTGAAAAATTTTTCTCTCAAGTAAAGCCAGTAAATATTGTGGAAATTGGTACTGGTCATGGCGGCGCAGCTATGGCTCTATATAATGATGTTTTAAAAAAATTAAATTACCAATTTAGTTATACCACTTATGATATAATTAATTTAGGACAATATCAGCAATTAAGAGACTCTGGAATTAATGTACGTTGTTGTAATTTGTTCAGTGATGATTACGGTAGTATTAGAGCCAGTAATTACGAAGAAATTAAAAATGCTATTCAAAGTCTAGGTACTACTGTATTGATGTGTGATGGCGGTAACAAAATCAACGAAGTCAATTTGCTAGCAGACCTGCTCAAGCCAGGCGATTTTATCATGGCACATGATTATAGTGAGAGTAAGGAGTACTTTGAAAAATACATTACTCCTAATGAATGGTTATGGTGTGAAATCACTTTTGCAGACGTAAAGGAAGCATTGGATAGAAATAAGTGTGAGCCTTATATGCAAGATGAATTCCAGTCTGTTGTTTGGATGTGCAGACGTAAGCCTCTATGAAAAGAAGTTTCGTGTTTGGCAATGGTCGAACACGACTTAACATGGGATTTGATGAAGTTAAGCCATATGGACTAATCTACGCCTGTAATGCAGTTTACAGAGATTTTAGTCCAGATTATCTTGTGGCTGTGGACAGTAAGATGGTCAATGAAATAAATGAAAGTAAGTATCAATTGACTAATCAAGTATGGACTAATTATATCCCTAATTACAAAAATTACGAAAAATTTAATTACTTTGAACCTAATTTAGGTTGGAGCAGTGGCCCAACAGCATTAAATCTAGCTACTAGTCATAGACCTGATGAGGTCTATATTTTTGGTTTTGATTATGAAGGTCTCAAAGGCAAAATCAATAATGTCTATGCCAACACAAACAATTATAAAAAGAGTTCAGACCCAGCTACCTACCATGGTAATTGGCTTAGACAAACTGAAAAAATAATAAAAGACAACAGCACAGTAAAATATTATAGAGTCAATGTGGAGACTTTTTTTGATCCACCTTGGCGTTATGATAATTATAAACGACTATTTTTTAATGATTTTAGGGACATAATGTCCAGCTGGGAAAAAATACGTTAAAATCACATCATTATCAACCAATTTTTACAGTTATATGTAAATATACTTGACAGCTCATTACCTATAGGAGAACAAAATGACAGATCGTTCAAAATTCGAGCAGATGCTTGAGCACCTTATCAATGACAATGAGGCCAAAGCACGAGAATTATTTCATGACATCGTAGTAGCTAAATCCCGTGAGATTTATGAGAACCTATTAGCCGATGATTTTGAAGAAGAAGAAACAGAAGAAAGCATGGAAATGGAGCCTGAAGAAGATATGGACGTAGGCATGAGTCCAGAGGAAGCCATGGGCGGTGACGAAGCTGACGACATGTTAGGTGATGTTGAATCTGATGATGACATGGGCGGCGATGACATGGGCGACATGGGCGATGATGAGTTTGGCGGCGATGACGAAATGGGCATGGGCGGTGAAGAAGAACTAGGTGATCGTTTAGACGACCTAGAAGCAGAATTAGAGGCCCTTAAGGATGAGTTTGAAAGCCTAATGGGCGGTGAAGAAGGCGAGGAAGGCGGCGACGACATGGGCGGCGACGACTTTGGTGGTGAAGAAGAAGAGGAAGAAGGCGAAGAAGAAAGCATGTACTTCGAGAAGCGTGATGAAGATGACGAAGACGAAGATGATGAAAAGACTGACGAAGACTTTATTCGTGAATATGTAGAAAAAGTTGGCGGTGGCAAAGACTATACTAGCTTTGGTAAAATGGGCGACGACGGTGTAAACACCAAGTCAATCGTAGCTGGTAAGAATGACATGGGCGGTACAGCTAAGAATTTAAATCAAGGCGGTACAGAAACTCCAACATTTGCTAATCAAGGACAATTGAAAGGCACTGGAGTATTCAAAGGTGGTAAGCCACAGCTACAAGATGGCGGAAATATTAATGTTCCAGGTGGAAAAGCTGGTAAAACAGCATTTAAGAAGAAAGAGCCAGGACACGGGGCTGAGAAGAAGAGCACAGGTGACAATGGTGACAGAAGTGCTGACAGTCCAATCAATGGCGCTCCAGGAAGAGCAAAGTAAAAAGATAGATGAACTACTTACGTGAAAATCTCAGTTTCGACCAAGCCCGTATGGTGGTCGAATCTGACGGCCAAGACGGCAAAAACCTTTACATGAAGGGTATCTGCATTCAAGGCGGCATCAAAAATGCCAACCAGAGAGTATATCCTGTAGATGAAATTGAAAGAGCTGTCAAAACTTTGAATGATCAAATTACAGGCGGATATAGCGTTTTGGGCGAAGTAGATCATCCAGATGACTTAAAGATCAATTTGGACCGTGTGTCACACATGATTACTGAAATGTGGATGGACGGTCCAAATGGTTATGGAAAATTCAAGATATTGCCAACACCCATGGGCCAACTAGTGCGTACTATGTTGGAAAGTGGAGTCAAGTTGGGAGTATCAAGCAGAGGTTCTGGCAATGTCAGCGGTGATGGAACTGGCAAAGTCAGCGATTTTGAGATTATCACAGTAGATGTGGTGGCTCAACCTAGTGCTCCTGGAGCATATCCCACACCAATTTATGAACATATCATGAACGCTAGAGGTGGCCATAATGCTTTACGCATAGCGAAAGAGGTCAAGGGTGATCCAAAAGCACAAAAATACATCAAAGAGAGCTTATTAAAAATAATAAGCAAACTCCAATAAAAGGAGAATCACATGTTGGACGTATTGAAAGGCTTATTTGAAAACAATGTGGTTAGTGAGAGTGTAAGAGTACAAATTGAGGAAGCATGGGAGGCTCGCATTGCCGAGAACCGTGAACAAGTGACTCAACAACTTAGAGAAGAATTTAGTCAACGCTATGACCATGACCGTCAAGTCATGATCGAAGCAATCGATCGTATGATCGGTGATCAGTTGGCTCCTGAAATTGCTGAGTTTGCTGAAGATCGTGCCCAACTTATTGAAGCTAAGGCCAAGTATGCAGTTAAGATGAAACAAGACAGTAAAAAATTAAAAGAATTCGTTCTTAGAAGTTTAGCTGGCGAAGTCAAAGAATTGCATGAAGACCAAAAAGCTATGGCCAGTAAGTTCTTTAAATTAGAAGAATTTGTAGTAGAAGCACTTGCTAATGAAATTGCGGAATTTTATGCAGATAAGAAAGATCTAGCAGCTACCAAGGTCAAGTTGATCAAGGAAGGTCGTGCTGCATTAGGTCAGATGAAGAAACAGTTTGTCAAACGTGCTGCTGTAATGGTTGAAGGGTTAGTTACTAATAACTTGAATAAAGAATTAGTGCAGCTAAAAGAAGACATTGAATCAGCAAGAAGGGCAGATTTTGGACGTAGAATATTTGAAGCGTTTAGTAATGAATATCAAGCTAGTTACTTGAATGAGAAATCAGAAACAAGTAAATTACTCAAAGTCGTTAATAAAAAGGACTATGAGATCGCTGAAGCACATACTGTACTATCAAAGGCTCAAAAGGTCATTGAAAGCAAACAGACAGAAATTCGTGTACTAAGAGAAAATATTCAAAGAAAGGCAATCATGAGTGAGCTATTGGCTCCATTGAACTCAGAACAAAAGGGAATTATGAGCGAGCTTTTGGAAACTGTTCAAACTCAGAGATTGAATGAAAGTTTTAACAAGTATTTGCCAACCGTTATCGACGGTGGCGGTGCTCCAAAGAAAAGACAGGCACTTGTAGAGGCAAAAGAAATTACCGGTAACAAGTTTACCAAAGAAACAACAACAATCAGCAGCGAGCCCGATAGTAACATCGTTGATATCCGTCGCCTGGCTGGACTATAATTAAGGAGATTATATAATGTCACAACTACTAACAAGTCGTTGGCAGGAGACCAAAGAGGCCCTACTAGAAGGTCTTCAAGGTACAAAGAAATCAGTGATGGGTGTTACTTTAGAAAATACACGTAAGTATTTGGCAGAGAGCGCAACAGCTGGTGGTACCTCTGCCGGCAACGTAGCAACTTTAAACCGCGTGATTCTTCCAGTAATCCGTCGTGTTATGCCAACCGTTATTGCTAACGAGTTACTAGGCGTACAACCAATGACTGGACCAGTTGGTCAAATCCATACTCTACGTGTTCGTTATAGCGACAGCGTCAATGCCAATGGCGACGTTGTTGGTGTAACAGCAGGTGAAGAGGCACTAAGCCCATTCAAGATTGCTGAGCAGTATTCCGGTGCTAACACTGGTAAGGCTGCAAGTACAGCAGCTCTTGAAGGCGTAGCTGGAAAGCGTATGAGCATTCAAATCCTCAAGCAAACAGTTGAAGCTAAGACACGTAAGCTATCAGCTCGTTGGACATTTGAGGCAGCTCAAGACGCACAAGCACAGCAAGGTATTGATATCGAAGCTGAAATCATGGCAGCTCTAGCACAAGAAATTACTGCTGAGATTGACCAAGAGATCCTAGCAAGCCTAAACAGCTTGGCAGGTACAGCAGCGTTGACATATAACCAAGCACAGGTCAGTGGTACAGCCACATTCGTTGGTGACGAACATGCTGCTCTAGCAGTTCAAATCAATCGTGTTGCAAACATCATTGCACAGCGTACACGTCGTGGCGCTGGTAACTGGGCAGTTGTAAGTCCATTTACACTAACAATTCTACAAAGCGCAACAACATCAGCTTTTGCACGTACCACTGAAGGTACATTCGAAGCTCCAACAAACACCAAGTTTGTTGGTACACTAAACGGCGCAATGAAGATTTATGTTAACACATATGCTCAAGATACCGCTGATATCCTTATTGGATACAAAGGTACAAGTGAAAGTGATGCAGCAGCATTCTATTGCCCATACATTCCATTGATGAGCAGTGGTGTTGTACTAGATCCAACAACATTCGAACCAGTCGTAAGCTTTATGACACGTTACGGATATGTTGAACTTTCCAACACAGCAAGTTCTCTTGGTAATGCAGCAGACTACCTAGGCAAAGTAGGTATTAATAGCGGTAACGTTAAGTTCAGCTAATCTGTATTAGTCAATGAGCGACTTTTAAAAGGCACTATTCGTAGTGCCTTTTTTATGACTGAATAAATAAGTGCATGATAATTGAACTACATATTTTTACTAATTCCACAGTACATGCACCATCAACTACTCATATTGAAAATACCTATAAGTCCTTTATAGATACTTTCAAATATAAGGTAAAAACCACAGTTTGGTGTGATCGTAATCCCAATGTAGAAGCATCAGAAGAATATATTAATAATTTAAAAAAAATATTCCCCATTGTTAATCATGAAGTTGGTGGAATGAGTCATGGATATCATATGGCTGTTAATACTAGTAATGCTGAATTTTTGTTTATGTTAGAGCATGACTGGGATTTTCTTGCTAAAAATATCAAACATACTTTGCCACAAATTGTAGATGGTATGCGTAAAGACGACATTTTACATTTAAGATTCAATAGAAAAGAAGAAGGCAATCAAGATGACATAATAGCATCTAGAGGCATGGATTTGAATGTGGTAGAAGTTAAAGGAAAAGTTTTTGATTTTTGCACAACCGATTGTGTCAGCAACAATCCTCATATTATTAATAGAAAACGCTGGCGAGATGAGGCAGCACGTCATACACATTATGTAAGATTTAGCGGCGCTTATGGTTTGGAAGAATTTTTAACAGCCAGCCCAATTCGCGGTGCTATGTACGGCCCAATGGGTCATCCTCCCACAATATATCATACAGACGGCAAGCATCTAACTAGACAGTATTGATAAATAATTTGTCTAGATAATTATGGGGTTCCCGCCCCGTAGGCCTAGAACGCCATTAAAAGGAGAAAAAAATGGGACGTCCACTAAGTAAAGATATTAACGGTGTCAAGGTAATTGGCACATTCACAGGTGATGCAGGTATTAGAGTAGCAGGCAGGTTTAACGGTATATCTAATAATGGTTATTGGATTGTTAAACAACGTGGTGCAAAAACTTATGTTGTTTCAAGAGATGGCACAACATTTCAAACTGGTGTATTAGCTGCAAGTGTGGTCAGTGATGGTGATATTTTAATCACCGGTTCTACAGATACAGCAAAAACACCTACACCAGGATACACACCCTCAGCAGGATCAATTGCCATTGCCAAATTGACCAAGAGATTGGCCACTGATTTTAGTGGGAACACATATACATGGTATCTAAGTAACTACCAAGATAGTACAGGTGATTTTATTGTATTAACCCCAACGACCTAATATGTCAAAAGTTCTAAGAATTCAAGAAGGTGGCTATAAAATCATTGCCAAAAATGGCAGTGAAATTAAACTTGACACTGGTGAAACAGGGCAGGTCACTATCATTGGAAGCTTAAATGTCACTGGCGTTGCCAACTATGTCAACGTCACTGACATGCAAGTTGAAGATAACATCATTGAATTAAACAGAGGTGATAAGGGCACTAATGGAATTTCTAGAACTTTAAATGATGGGCAAGCTGGCATAATGATTCAAAGGGGTGTTAACCCAGACAAATATGCAGCTCAAATGTTTTTTGATGAGGAAATAAGTCATTACAATCCAGTGCTAGGTACTAGAGTTGATGGTAGTTTTGTACTAAAAAATAGTAATAATGATCTTGTTGGCTTACAAATTAATAATATAACTACTGGCAGTGCCACCAGAAATTTTAGTAGTTTAATATTTGATTTAGGTGATAGCGGGGTGTTATCAGTTAGGATAGATCCTACAAGTAATCCCTATCAAGATAGGATAAGTGAAGGTAATGATATTCCAAACTTAGCATTTTTAACAAATTATGTTGCTGCTGAAGCAGGTAATGCTCTTATTGAAAAAATGTATAGGTATAAAAACGTTGGCGGATCGTTTATTAAAACTAATACTGGAATACAAACTTATGATACACAGGCTTCAGATGCAAGAACTGAAGTTCAAATATCAGTTTCAGATCCGCAGTCTACATTTAAAAGAGTTAAATTTATTGTGGACAATGATGGTATATTAGTTGGTGATGTATTATCACCAAGTACATCTAAAATTAGAATATCTGGCACAAGCATCACTACAGAAAATACTAATTCAAGATTGAGTTCGCCATTTACTATAAGCCCATCTGATGGCATAATTAATCTTGAATCAAAAATAACCATAAAAGATACTCCGCCTGAAGAATTAGATCCAATATATCTTGTAGGAAAAAGTTTGATATATACAAGAAGAGAACAGAAGACTGGTGGCACTGGCATATATTATATTAATCAAGGATCTGCAGGTGAATTGATCAGTGCTACCAAGGCCTTAGTTTACGGATTAATATTTTAAGGAATAAAAATGACTTTAAGAAGTACATTACTTAGTGACTCTGCTAGTCCTATAATCCAAGTAGTAACTGGACAACAATATGCCATAACTAGCATGTTTTTTTGTAATACTACTAGCAGTGATAGTATTTTACAGGTACATCTTGTGCCTGATGGTGGCACTTTTAGAAATGATAATAAAATAATTCATAATTTATTAATAAATCCAGGTGACACTTTTACTTTTGACACTGAAAAAATCATTTTAGATTCGGGAGATTCTGTTCAAGCTAAGGCAGACCCAGCCGGTAGTATTAGTGCTACGTTGAGTTATGTCAGGGTTGCGTAATGAAATTTTTAAAAACTTATAAGATTAATAATAAAAAAGCAAAAGATCTATCTGTTACTTATAGAGTAGATCAGCAAATTATTATGGAGTCTACAGTTAGTTTGGCATTGCCAATTGGCACAGGTGATCCTAAGGAACCACCAGGCACTGCACTAAATCAAAGACCTAATATACCATATAATAATAGTGGATTGTTAAGATATAATACCAGTATTCGTGCCTTAGAAGTTTTACAAGAAGGCATTTGGTATGCACTAAAAACTAAAACTCCAGCAGCCATTGTACAACAAGTGTTTACTCCGCCACCTGAAACTGAGTTGATTGGTATTACCTATGTTGATGGCACAGAAGTATATTTTGGTCCCTTAATTGGTCAAAATGATCAGGAACCAGTGGGCCCTAAAAATATATTAGTCTATGTGGAAAATGTGCCGCAGATAGCGTATGCTAATTATGACACGGTTCAAAGTACAGATTTTGTAGGGCAACCAGGCAAAGTATATCCTGCAGGATTATATTTAAGATTCAGTAGCCCACCCCCTATGGGTAAAAATGTCACAGTTTTACATGGGTTTGACTAAGTTTTTTTGTCTTTTGATAAATAAAAATGAGCAGTCAGAATTGGTCTGATTGATCTATTATACTGTGGTAAACCAGCAAAGAACTCGTGAGAGATGTAAATTTGGTTAACCGTGAAACACGGGGTATAGGGGAGCAGTATGGCCGTTGGTCGTATTTCGGGACAGCTCTTAAAGGACAATTTGCTCCGTGATGGAACAAATTTACGCTTTGAGAATGACTTAATTTATCTGCTGGTCAGCGACGCTGACGGAGACAACCATAAGGTTGGAATTAAGACTGCAAATCCAGCCTATACACTAGACGTAAATGGAACAACAAGAAGTACTAACATTTTAGGTACTACTTTTGAAGTTGGTGATATCCATATTGAAAATAATGTTATTAATAGTACAGCAGGCGCTTTAATTTTTGAAGCCGCTACTATTAATGATGACATTAGATTTAATAACGATGTTTTAATAAATGGCAATTTACATGCCACAGGCGCTATCACAGCAGATGGTGATTTGACATTGGGAGACGAAAATACTGACAATGTGGTATTTGGTGCTGATATTAACAGTGACATAATTCCTAATATCACAGACGAATATGATTTAGGAACAGCTGAAAAGAGATGGCGTTCTACTTTTCAACAACAAGTATATGTTGGTGATCTTCTTCTTGAAGAATATACTATCTATAATCTAACTGGGGATATAAGATTATCAGCAAATGGTATTGTTGAAATAGCAAGCCCGACAAAGATCACTGACACATTGCAAGTGATTGGAAATATCACGTTGGGTGATATAGGAATACAGACATTTAATATAGATACTTTGACTGCTGAAGTAAATTTAGTTAATGATACAGCAACAATAGTAAACTTTGCAGGCGATGCTGAAACAATCAATATTGGTAGCAGTGAAGGCACTACCAATATTAATAATAATTTGGATGTTGTTGGCGATGTGACCATTGATGGTGGTGACTTAGATGCTACCACAGAAGAATTTAATCTATTGAACACTACCGTTACAAAAACAGTAAACTTTGCAGGTGGTGCAGATACTATCAATATTGGTGCTGATACTGGTTATACAAATATTAAGAATAATTTAGATGTCACAGGTGATGTGACCATTGATGGTGGTGACTTAGATGCTACCACAGAAGAATTTAATCTATTGAATACTGCTATTACAAAAACAGTAAATTTTGCAGGTGGTGCAGATAATATTAATATTGGTAGCAGTGAAGGCACTACCAATATTAATAATAATTTGGATGTTATTGGTGATGTGCAGATTGATGGTGGTGACTTAACAGTTAGTACAGACGAATTTAATTTGGCCAATACCACAGCCAAAACAGTAAATTTTGCAGGCGAAGCTAATACAGTTAGTATTGGTAGCAGTGAAGGATTTACTAATGTTAATAATAATTTAAATGTCACAGCTGATGTGTATATTGACGGCGGTGATTTAAAGGCATCAACAGAAGAATTTAATCTATTAAATGACACAACTACTAAGGTTAATTTTGCTGGCGAAGCCACAGATATTCAAATTGGTAGTGATCAAGGTGACACCAATGTTAATAACAACTTAACAGTTGATGGTGTTACAAATGTACAAAAAGAATTAACCGTAGAAGGTGATACCACAGTTAATAGTAAATTGACTGTGGAGGGAATTGTAGACGTTAATAACAGTCTATATGTAACAGGAAATACTGATCTAAGTGAATCATTGACAGTTCAAGGTTCAACATCAGTACAGAAAGAGTTGGTAGTTGAGGGAAATACTCAAATGAATAGAGGTTTATCTGTAGAAGGCGAGCTTAAAGCAGGTAAACTTGTTGATACAATAATTGATTGTGGGGAGTACTAATAAGCAGTAATTTTAGCTTTTTTGGTAAATAAAAAAGTTACGTGAAACTTATTCATTAAATTCAAAAGGGAAATTAGATGAGCACTAATATTAGATTTAAACGCAGTGATATACCAGGAAAAGTACCATCACTAGAGGCATTAGAATTAGGTGAGTTAGCAATTAACAGTGCTGACGGTAAACTATTTACTAAACAAGAAATTAAACAACCTGCAGGGTTTTCAGCTATACAAAAGATTGTTGAAATCGGCGCAACATCAGTACCTAACGTACTTTATGTTAGTAAAAGCGGCGATGACAGCAATAGCGGTAAAACATTGGGGGAGAGTTTTGCAAGCCTAAAAAAGGCTCTGAGTGTTGCGACACCTGGCACGACCATATTTTTAAAGAGTGGGGAGTATATTGAAGATAACCCACTAAGAGTTCCTGCTCGTGTATCAGTTGTTGGCGACAACTTGCGTAACACCACAGTTCGTCCAAAAAACCCAACACAAGATATTTTCTGGGTTTACAACGGTGCGTATATTTTCTGTATGAATTTCAAAGGACACATTGCTCCTTCAGCTGCGGTCTGTTTCCCACCAGACGGTAGTGCTGGTGAAATTGTAACTTCCCCTTATACTCAAGCGGTAACCAGTATCACAACAACTGGTACAGGTATGCGTGTTGACGGTGCTGTAACTACTGGCCTACGTTCAATGGTTGCTGATGCGTTTACACAGTACAACCAAGGTGGTATTGGTATTCACATGTTGAACAGAGGAAACACACAGTTAGTTTCCATCTTTACAATTTGCTGCGATATTTCATTCTTATGTGAAAACGGTGGATTTTGCTCGATCAACCTAAGTAACAGCTCATTTGGTAACTACGGTCTAGTAAGTCGTGGTGCTAGTGAAATTTTATATCGTGGTGTTGTTAAGAAGTCAGCAGGACGTCAAATTGTATTTAAGAATTTAGCCAAGCGTCCAAACATTGGTGACGGCGTATTATTTGCCAACTATAATCAAGTTACATGTAATAGAGACAATGGTCTAATTGTTGATAGTTTAGCTCAAGATTTATTATACGAAGGTACTACACAAAGTACATTTGCTGGCCTACGTTATTGGGCCAAAGGCGAAATCACAATTGGTGATCAAGGTCCAGAAACAGTCGCAGCATTAGATCATGCCAAATATGTTGCTGGTTTAATTACTCGTGACGTAGCAGTTACTAAAACATCAGGTAATACTGAAAATCAAGTAGGCAAAGTTGCTGCTGGTGCAACTGATGGCGGTTCTGTAACAGCACAAAGATTAGTACGTGACGGGTTTGCCATTGTCAGTGGAATCGTAGAGAACGGGCCATTAAGTCCAAAAACAATTATTCTTCCAGATTATGACTTGGCTGAACCAGAACTTAAACGTTTAAGAGAACAAGTATTAAGCAAAAAGCAAGAAATTCAAGATCAAACTATTGCTTTTATTAGATCAACTTATCCAACTCTTCAGTATTCTGAATCCAAGTGTTTTAGAGATGTTGGCATTATCATTGATGCTGTAATTAACGATATGATTTTTGGCGGTAATTATTTAAGTATCAAGGCTGCTAGATCATATATAAGCGCCAGTGGATTAGTAATTCCTTCAGGTACAAAAACAGAAACAATTGAAGCTGTTAAATTTGCTCGTGATAAAGTAATTGCTTTAATAACTGAAAATACTGATGCAGTAGACAGTGTCACAGGAAATTTTGAGTTAATTACTAGCTCAATTGACGCTGGCGCAGTAACAACAGCCCCACAATATCCTGATTATCAAGATACAGATGTAACTGTTAAGAATTTAGTTATAAACTTACAAGCTAATAAGACACTTGTTAAACAAATTGTTATTGCTAAAGTTAATGAAAATTATCCAGATTTAATTGGAAATTATGATGAAAATATATGTAAAAGAGATGTAGGATATGTTCTTGATGCAATGTGCTTTGACTTGACCTACGGCGGTAATAGTGAAACAATAGATGCAGCTAAGAGATATTATAGCTATGCTAATGGTTCAAGACAAATTGCTAATTATGAGCGTGTTGCTACAACAGATGCATATGGTATTGCCCAGTTGTACAGTCAACGTGTTGTAATTAATGATCCTATTGAAGGATATTCAGGTAGTCAAAATCTTAACGGTACTGCAACAACTCAAACTCAAGTTAATAACTTAGGTAATTTATTCAAGATATTCCTAAAACAGATTGATTCAGAAATCGTTGGAACTAGTGATTTTATTCAGTCAAATGGTGCTAGATCAACTGACACAGATTTAGATAATGGCTACAAACTATTACAAGCTAACAAGAACTTCTTAAAAGCTGAAGTCATTGCTTATCTAACAAGATCATATCCTGCATTTAACTATGACAGAGTAAAGTGTGCTCGTGACATTGGTTACATTGTTGATAGTGTATGTTTTGACTTAGTACACGGTGGTAATCGTCAAGCTGTTCAAGCAGGTATTTACTACTATGGATTTAACGATGAATCCAACGTGCTAAAGACAGTAAGTCCAAGACAGATTAATCAAACAATCAATGCTTACCTCTACTTAAAAGAGCTATTAGCTGATGTTATTACTTGTACACCAAGACCAAATCCATGGCAAGGTGATGTTGAGCAGAGAACCAGTCTACCACCTGCTACAATTGCCGAGTCATATGCAATTAATAATTTAATTGATGTGATTGTTGAAATTCTACGTGAAGGTCCTAACAACAGTGAGGATTCCATTCAAAGAACTAAACAAGCTATTGGACTAACAGCAAGTACAGATCCTAATAAACAAAAGGCATTTGACTTGCTAGTTGCTAACAAGCAATTTATTCAAGCTGAATTACAAGCTTATATTAACATCAACTGGTATGAAATCAGTGATGGTGATAACACATTTGCTCGTGTAAGTACAGCTACTCCATTATCACTAGGAACAACAACAACTGGGTATCCAATAACAACTTATCAGCCAACTGCTGTTAAGGCTGTAAGAGATGCAATCCTAGCTGCTAAAGAAGATATTACAACAGAAACTATCAAGTTCATGGCTAATAACTTCTTTGATAACTTCAGCTTTAATAAGCCAAAGTGCTACAGAGACGTTGGCTTAATTTTAGATGCTATTCTAAGTGACATGATCTTTGATAGCAACTATAAGACAATTAATGCTGCTATCAGTTATTTCCGTGCTTACGCTAGTGACGTAATTGGACCACAGAAGGTTCAAACTATTGCTGCATTAGAAGCTGCTAAAGTATTAACATTAGAGCGTGTTGTTACTCCAGCAGCTAAGAAAGCAATTAGTACAAGATTTGATATTTTAATTGATATTCTTAAAGATGGCACCGTTGACAATCCTGCAGCTCCTTCATTGGAATATCCAATTCCAAAAAGAAACAGTGATGATGATATTGACAGAGACACTGCTGTTAAAATTCTAAGAGATAATATTGCTTTTATCAAAGAAGAAGTTGTTGATTATATTGATAGTAACTTTACTGTATTGTCATATGATAGAGAAAAGTGTGCTCGTGACGTTGGTATTATTATTGAAGCATTAGGATATGACTTAATGTTTGGCAGTAACTTCCGTAGTATCACTGCTGGTCGTAGTTACATGAGAGTCAATGCTGCTAAAGTTGCAAGTGGTCAAAAATTAGCAACTGTTGGTGGATTCAAACAACTTAAGAAACTAGTTGCTGAATTACTAAAACAAAACAGTTTAGCAGTTAACAGCACAAATAGAAATATGGATATCATCATTGACATCGTAGAAAGCGATGGAATGAATGTGCCAAAATTCATTATTCCTTTCCCAGAAACAGGTCGTGATGTTGGCTATAAGAGAGCTAGAGATCTAGTTGAAAAGAATAGAGGATTTATTATCAGTGAAATCTTGGCTTACATTGATCAAAATGATGTACCAGTTGGTTACGATCAAGCCAAGTGTGAACGTGATCTAAACTTAATTTTAGATGCTGTATATTATGATACTACTTATGGTGGTACATTGGAAACTCAAACAGCAGCATTCAGCTATTTTGTTGGTGCAATTAAACAGCTAGATCCAACTGGACAAAATGATGATGAAGTTGCTGCTACTATTGCTGCTTATACACATTTGAAATCAGTTATTTCGGATGTGGCAGTTGATACACCAGTAACTAGAACAACTGGTAATAGTACAGTTCAGTTTAGAAGTCCAACTGGCAGTGACGGCAGTGCCGCAGCATCCAGCGATATGTCTGATTTAATCCAATTAATTCTTAGCTATATTGATAATTCTAGTGCTGATAACGGCGCACTTGATATTGAAAACTTAACATCTACTCCAGATCTAGCATGGGTTGATGCAAAATTAGTAGCTGAGTTTAAGAAATTACAAACAGCCACAGTATCATTGAAGAAAGAAATCACTGATTACATTGATACAAACTATGTAATTTTTGGATATGACAGAGATGTATGTGCTCGTGACGTAGGTCTTGTAGTTGACGCAGTACGTTATGACATGATGTTTGATACTAACTTCAACAGTATTGTTGCAGGTCGTAGTTATTATCGTGCTCAAGCTAGTGTAGTAACAAAAGATCAGAAAGTTGCCACAATGGCTTCATTTGAATTCTTAAAGACCAAGTTATTAGATTTAGTCAAGACCAACGAAACAGCCACAACTAGAGTAACTGCTAGTATGGATGCTATTTTAGCTATTTTAGAAAACGGCCTAACTGCTGCTCCAACAGTTAAATGGACTCCTCCAACAACTGGTACAACTGGAACAGCTGGTATTTCTACATTCTTAGCAGCAAGAGACACAATTCAAACTAGTAAAGAAACTCTTGTTAAAACAATTAATTCTTGGGTTATTCAACAGCAGGGCAGTGGCTATCCTGGTTTCACATATGGCCCTGCTCAAAGAGCTAATTGCCAAAGAGATTTAAGATTCATCATTGATGCAATTTGTTATGATTTAACATACGGCGGAACAACTCAAGTTGATATCGCTGCTAAGGCTTATAAGAGTGGTGTTACAGGGGCTTCAGTACTAGTATCAAATGACTTGGATATTACTATTGCTGCTTATGGACAATTGGCTACAGAGTTAGATACTTTAATTGCTGATGCTACTGTTAGCGCTAGAGTAGCATTGTTGGCTAATCGTATTTCTGATATTATTGCAGGCGATATTAATCCTGATTCAGGACCTGACGCAACAGTTCTTCCTACAACAAATTGGGTTGCTAACGCATTAGTTACATTGAATCTAAGTTTAACTAATAACAAAACTGATCTTGGTGATGCAATAACTGATTTTGTTGACAGTCGTTATGCCTATAACAGAGCCAAATGCGCTCGTGACGTTGGTTTCTTAATTGACGCAATGTGCTATGACGTATTATATGGCGGTAACCTTGATACATTATCAGCAGCACAAAGTTATTTTGATGGTGCAATTACTCCTAAGTCAGTTATTCCTAAGCAGGTTATTCAAACTGTAGCTGCTTATGAAAGACTAAGCGAAGTACTACAAGATGTAGTTCGATTAAAAGCAGTTACCCCAAGTAGCAAGAAGTTCTTAGCTACAGAAAGAGCAACTGCTAACATGGACTTAATTAAGAGTATTTTAGATAATGGAGAAGCAGTTGCTCCAAAGCGTCCATTTGCTTTACCACTTCCAACAAGTGGTGCTGGCAATGCCAGTGTTGATGCATATCTAAATGCAAGAAACTTAATTGCAGCTAACAGAGAATTCTTAAAAGCTGAAGTTATCGCTTACATTGAAGCTAATAGTCCGCCAGTTTACAATCAGGAAACATGTAAACGTGATGTTGATTATATCCTAGATGCTGTATATTATGACATGACTTACGGTGGCAATATGGAAACTATTGTTGCTGGACGTGCATACTATGATGGTCTTGTGTTTAGTGATGATCCAACTGGAAATAGAGATGACGAAATTGCTGCAACTATTGCTGCTTATACTCGACTAAAAGCAGCCATTGTTGATGTTGCTCAAAATAATGAGGTTACAGCAACAACTGGTAATAATGTTGCTCAAGTCTTTAGTTCAGGTACTAATGCTCAAGCAGGAAGTTCAGGTGCTGCTAATGCTGCTGGTGATTTAATTGATACTATTATTACTTTTGTCAATCTTGATGATGGTGATAATGATGATACTGAAGTTCCAGCTGGAACAGCATGGGTTGATAGCGGTCTTGTAGAAATCAGTGATATTCTAGATGCTGTTAATAATGCAAATTCTTCTAATACACTTAACGGTGTAAGTTTAGGGGTTGGTATCCAAAAACAAGTTACAGATTTTATTAATGCTAATTATCCAGACTTAGTAGGCAATTACGTAGTAAATACATGCCGAAGAGATATTGGCCTAATTATTGATGCTGTACGTTATGACTTAATGTTTGGTACAAACTTTAGAAGTACTGTAGCTGGTCGTAGTTATGCTAGAACTCAAGTTACAGAAGGTGGCTTTACAACTAATAACCAAAAAGAAGCCACACTAGCAGCAATTGATTTTACCAAAGCTAAGATTTTAGAAATCATCGCTAATAATACAGTTAAACAAAGCACAACATCAAGCAGTAAAGGTTCAAGTGCAGCTGGCACTAAAGCTAATGATCTAATTGGTGTTATTTTAACAGCACTAGGTGGAACAAATCCAACTCCAGTTGCAGCTAGCACAGATTGGGTTAATGTTCTTGACAGTGAGTTAGTAACTATCAGTGATGCTATTGAAGCTGAAAAAACTGATATTAAGACTGCTGTTACAGATTATATTGCTGCAAATTACAGTGCTCAAACACAGGTAACCGCAACCAACACAACTAATGATATAATTACTGCTAATAGACATGGTTTAGTTGAAGATCAAATTATAGTACTTAAAGGTACTACAACAGGTACAGGCCTAACTGCTGATACTGTTTATTATGTATTAGGTGGAACTTATCTTACAACTAATGGCTTCCAAGTAAGTACTGAGAAAGGTGGTTCTGCTGTTAACTTAACAACAAACGCTAGCGTTAGTGGTCTAACAATATTTGATTATAATGTTATTTCATGCGAACGCGACATTGGTTTAGTTGTTGACGCAGTACGTTATGATATGATGTTTGGTAGTAACTTTAGAACAATTGTTGCTGCTCGTAGCTATTATCGCGCACAGGCTGCTCTAGTAGTAGGACTACAAAAAGATGCTACAATTGGCTCATTTGAGTTACTAAGAACTACACTATTAACATACACAACAACTAGTGAAACAGCTAGATCTCGTGTAGCTGAGTGTATGGATATTGTATTGGCAGTACTAAAAGGTGGATTAGATCAACTTCCAGAAGTTAAACTACCAAGCCCAACTGGCTATAATACAGATTATCTACCAAGTTATGGATATGCAAGAAACTTAATTGATGCTAACAGAGCGTTTATCAAAGCAGAATTGACCAAGAAAATCACTGTTGAGTCCCCATCTTTAGATTATAATAATGCAGTATGTTTACGCGACGTTGATTATATCATTGACGCACTACGTTATGATATGACTTACGGTGGCACAATGGAAACTAGTGTTGCTGCGTTAGCATATTATGCTGGTGCCGGACTTGATAACGATTCACTCCCAAGTGGACAGTTAGCAATTACCGTAACTGCTTATACATACTTACAGTCTCTAGTAGCAAAGATTGCTAAGAATGAGGATGTAAGTAAGCTTCAAGTTAAGGTTCCACAAGTATTTGGTCCACAAGCTGGTGTAAGTGCTGCTCAAGCTAGTAGAAATCTAGCATGGACAGTTAGAGATTATATCAGTACTATTGCTGCTAATCCAAGCACTGTGTATCCAGATACAGCATGGGCAGGTACTAACTTGTCTGATTTTGCAGAATTATTGGGCAAATATAAAACACCTAATTTAGTTGCTTCAGTAGTTGACACAGTTAGAAGACCTAAGAGTTTCCCACAGATTGTTACAGAATATGCTATCACTAACAATGGTAACACAGTAACTGGAATTGCTGTAGGTGGCGGCGGTGTTGCTACAATTACTGTAACAAATGATCATACATTCACTGTTGGACAAGCAATTCAATTTACAGCAGGTGCAGATGTTGGCAGCATTAAGTTTGGTACTACATATTATGTAAAAACAATCCCAACATCCAATACTTTCACAGTAAGTGAGAGAAGTGATCGTACAACAAATGCAGAGCTAACTGCCGCAACAATCACTCCAGGAGCAGGTACATTAAGAGTTAGCTATTTTGACACAGATAAGTGTGCTCGCGACACTGCTTTATTGTTGGATGCACTACGTTTTGACATTGCTTTTGATACAAACTTTAAGACAATTATTGCTGCTCAAGCTTACAGTCGCAATGTGACAAATGCTGTGACTGGTGTTCAGAGACAAGCTACAATAGCAGCTTTCAAGCAACTAAAGGCTGAGTTAATAACACTTAATAATAGAGCAAAATCAACAAGCAAGACTGCTATTAATACTAATGGCACTGCTGGTAGTGGTAATGGTGGTGACACAACAACTTTAGCTAGAATTAATACCTTAATGGACTTGTTCATTACTAATGTTGGTGTTCCTTTAAGAACAGTTGCTATTACTGGCACTGGTGGCCAATTCTCCTGTGCATCAGAGGCATATGTGGAAGTAGGAGCAAAAGTTGTTATTACAGGTACATATGGTGGCGGTGGCTCCATTACTGGGTATGCTACTGGAAATACATACTACGTTATTTCTACTAGTGGCCCTACTAACTTTACATTGTCAGCTACAAAGGGCGGCAGTGCAATTACAACCACTGCTGGCACACCAACTGGATTAACATATATTTTAGTTAAAGATGTTCCAGCTAAGCCATATTCAATTCCAACTCCAACAGGTGCTAATTCTCTAAACACACCTCTAAATGCTTATGATAGAAATACATTGGCTGCTAGAACTGCTATTGAGAATAACCGTGAGTTTATTAAAGCAGAAGTAATTGCTTGGATTGATGAGCAAAACAGACGTGATACTAGCGGATTTACAGTGTTTGCGTACAATCGCACTCAGTGTTTGGAAGATTTAGATAGCATCCTAGATGCCATTTACTACGATCTAACATATGGTGGTAACACTGAAACTGTTAATGCAGGCACAGCTTATTATGAAGGTGCTGTACTTGGTGCAGATGAAGTAACAGCTACAGAAAGAGCTTACAATTACTTAGGTACAGTTTTATTTGAAGTATCCCGTAATACACCAGTTGAGTCATTCCAACTAGCAGTGCCACAAGTTCGTGGTATTGGTGCTAGCGAACAAGTTGCTGCTAAACTAGCTGGACTAACTGACATTGTTATTAATGTTGTTAAAGGCGGTGTGAAACAGCTTCCAGAGCCAATTGAGCCAGAGTTCTTAGCTGGTGATGAAACATTGGCTTATGTAAGATTAAGCTTGCAAGAACAGAAGAAGAGTTTACAGGCTCGTATTGCTGATTATCTTGACAGCTATATTTTACAATATAACACAGAAAAGTGTGCTCGCGACGTTGGCTTAATCATTGACTGTGTCATGTATGACCTAGTTCTAAACAGCAACTTCCAAACTATCACAGCAGGCAGTGTATACTTACAGAAAGCAGCTGGTGTAGTTACAAGTTACCAGTTAGGGCCACAGTTAGAAGCAATTAACTTTATTAAAGAAAAGTGCGTTGCAGTAAGTCAAACACCTCCACTAGTAACAAATCCATATATTATCAGTGAAATCGAAAATAGATTTGACATTCTATATGACATCGTTGACAAGGGTGTTGAAGTAGCCCCAGCAGTGGTAAATGTTCCACCACTAGGTGCTGCTCTCAATCCAAACAGTATCAACGCTGCTAAGAGTTTGATTGCTAACAAGGAGTTCTTGAAAGAAGAAGTTACTGCTTATATCACAGCTAACTACAAGACTTATGATCAAAGCCGTTGTGCTCGCGACGTTGGCCTAATCATTGATGCTGCATTGAATGACCTACTATTAGGTACAAACTACAACAGTATCAAAGCAGGTACAGCTTATCGCAGAGCAACCAGCAGCTTGGTAATCAGCGATCAACTAAGAGAAACATTAGGTGGTATTGATTATGCACTAAGTCGTGTGTTAGAACTAACAACTGATGCAACAGCAATCGCTAGCATTACTGATAGTTTTGAATTGATCAAGAGTATTATTGCTGAAAGCACAGTGCCAACTTTTGTTACTGCACTAGCTGGTGGCAGTGTTTACGCACTACCAAGAGCAACTGGAAGAGATTTCCGTACTATTGGATATTTTGACGCAGTTGATTATCTCAAGAACAGCACTAACGTAACTGCTATTAAGAATGCAGTAAGTGCATTTATTGTTGCTGAACTTGCTGGTCGTAAGAATCCAGCGTTTGATGGATTTGATTATGGTACATGGGATAGTTCAAACAATACAAATACCACCCCAACTACTGCTGGAACTAATAGAAAGGCTTCATGTGAAAAAGACATTGGTTACATCTTAGAAGCAATGTGCTATGACTTGACCTACGGTGGCAACATGGAAACAATGGTTGCTGGTCGTGCATACTATGCAGGTGCAGCTAACGAAAGTTTACTAATTGGCAACGAAATTAAATCCACATTAGAAGCTTACACTTTCATGGCTAGAAAGGTTCTTGATCTTCTAGTAGCTGCTAGCATCCCAGCCGACATTGCAAGAGAAGCTGAGGCATTGGTTTTAGGTGTAAGAAACTTAGTTGATGCTGCTTACAACAGTAGTCCAGTAACAACTACACCATATATTGATTGGGTAGATTCAGATTACCTAACATTAGATGGTGAGTTCCTAACAGACAAGGACACAATTATTACTGACATCGTTGATGCAGTAAGTGTTGGTGATCCAAGTTTAGTGTTTGACTCAGCCAAGTGTGCTCGCGATATTGGGTTAGTCATTGATGCAGTACGTTATGACATGTTATTTAATACTAATTTCCGTAGTGTTGTAGCTGGTCGTAGTTATACGCGTCTTGTAGCATCAGAAGTTTATGATGGTGGTGATCAAAATACTGCTGAATTAGTTGCATTAAACACATTAAAAACAAAATTATTTGATATAATTGATGTTCGTGCTGCTGGTACAATTGAAGTAGCTGCCAAAGCTAGATTAACAAGTCTAATGGATACTATTATAGATATCGTTAGCGGTGATGATCCTCCTGCGATAAGTGCATTGCCAACCCCAACAGGTGGCACAGATAATTCACACGTTGCAGCTATTGCCAATGCCAAAGCTAGAATTGTTGCTAACAGAACTTTCTTAATTAATGAAGTAATTGCTTACATTATTCAAGAGAAGACAGCTAACAGAGGCAACTTCAACACTAATGCTTACCCAGAATTTACATTTACTACTGGTGTTGGTGCAACAGACGAAACTAAGTGTAGAGAAGATTTAGGATTTATCTTAGATGCAATTGTTTATGACTTGACCTATGGCGGCAATATGGAAACATCAGTTGCTGGTCGTGCTTATTACAATGGTACAGTTCTAGAAGGTAAGAATGAAAAACTTGCTACATTAGATGCTTACAGACATTTAAGAGACGTTATCAAGCTAGTAGTTCAAAATATTGATGTAACTAGATCCAGTGGAAATAGTACTACACAAGATAAAACTGCTCCAGCTTCTACTGAACCAGTAAGTACTAATTTTGTCGCTCCGTTAGTTACACTAGTAATGAACTACATTGACACAGCTCCGCAAGATCCAGTTGAAATTCCAGCTGACATTAAGTGGGTCCCAAGTAAGTTATATGTGTTCAGTGATGCGCTAAATGCTGCTAAAGCAACTGTGGCTAAGACAACAACTGATTATATCAGTGCTAACTATCCAGCATTAGATTATGACGTTGCAACATGTCAAAGAGACATTGGTTTAGTCATTGACGCGGTACGTTGGGACATGATGTTTAACAGTAACTTTAGAAGTAACGTTGCTGGTCGCAGCTACTTACGTAGACAAGTTACTGAAGGTGACTTTACAAGTTTAGGTCAGAAGGATGCATCAGTTGCAGGCTTTAGAATTGTTAAGATTGCACTAGAAGATATTGTCAAATCTGACGCAACAGCTCTAGCAAGAGTTGGTGCAAGTATGGACGTAGTCATTGACATCCTAGACAATGGAGCTGGTCGTGTTAGAACATTTGCTGGAAGCGGCGCATTAGCACTATCAATTCCATATGGTGGCACTGTAAACAGTTTTGATATTGGTCGTCTAGCTGCTAGAGATCGTATTGAAGCTAACAGAGATTACATCAAAGGTCAAGTTGCTGAGTATATTGACGACGAAGGTATTAATCCAACAGGATTTAGTTTAGCAACATGCTTACGCGATGTTGACTACTTCTTAGATGCAGTACGTTATGACTTAACATACGGTGGCAACTTAGCAACTGTAGAAGCTGGACGTGCATACTACAATGGACTAGTATTAGCTGAAGCTGATTCAACTCATATTACTAACACTATTGATACATTTAATTTTGTTGGTAGCATTATTGAAGACATTGCTCAAAACTTAGCTGCTGGTCCTTATACAGGCGGAAGTATTCCAGCACAATCCACAACTGGACTTGCAGGTAGTGCTGCTGGTGCTGCTGCTGCTAAAGTATTGTTTGATGAGTTAGTAACATATATTAATACTAGCACAGGTGATAATGCTGCTGCAAGACTACCTAACACAAGTTGGGTTAACAGTAACTTTGTATCATTTGCAACAACAATGGGTGATACAGTAGCAAGCTTACAGCAACAAGTAACTGATTATGTTACTGCAACATTCCCAGCATTGGATTATAATGTAGACACATGCGCTCGCGATGTTGGTTATGTTGTTGACGCAGTACGTTATGATATGATGTTTGACAATGAGTTTAGAAGTTATGTTGCTGGTCGCAGCTACTCACGTAGTCAAGTTACAAGTGGTAACTTCACAACTAAGGAGCAAAAGGCAGCCACAATGGCAGCATTTGAATTCTTAAGAGGCAAGTTGTTAGCCATTGTAACTGGTAACAAGGAAGCTGGTCGCAGAGTAACAAGTGCAATGCGTACTCTATTAGACACATTGGAGCTAGGTGAAGTAACTAGAAATAGTTATGACGCAGTAGTTGCTAGTGGTATTAGCCTACTTGATGCTAATAGAGATATTTTATTATCGCAGATGGGTACATATCTAGATGGTATTTCACATAGTTTCTCTGGCTATAATAAAGATACATGCTTACGCGATATTGGTTATGTATTAGATGCAATCAAGTATGACTTGACCTATGGTGGCAATATGGAAACAGTTGTTGCTGGTCGTGCATATTATGAAGGAGCTGTACTTGGTTCTTCTCCTCATACTGATCACGTTAATGCTACTAAGGCAGCATTCACTGAATTAGGCGATAAGATTGCAGATATTTCAGACTTCCCAGCAAGTGTAGCTGATACAATTGCTGCATTGATTGCTAACGTCAACAGTTTGATTGATGATGATGCAAGTGTTACAGAAGTTTACGCAGATGCTTCATGGGCAGATGTAAATCTAAAAGAAGTAAGTGCTACATTTAGAGATCAAATTGCAGTAATTAAGACTGCTGTTACTTCATATGTAACCACTAACTTCCCAGCATTGACATACGACGCAGTCAAGTGTGCTCGCGATGTTGGTTATGTAACTGACGCGATTAGTTGGGACATGTTGTTTGACAGCAATTTCCGTACAACAATTGCTGGACGCAGTTATGCTCGTTTAATTGCAAGTAATGGCGTGTTTGGTACTACCCAAAAATTAGCTACAACAGCAGCATTTAACTTGTTAAAGAATGAATTATTAGCCCTAACAACTAATAAGATTGCTCAAGAAAGAATTGCAGCTGGCATGAATGTTATCCTACAGATCCTAGATAAGGGTCCAGATGGTAGCATACCAGCTATTACTTGGGGTGGTACACCAGTATCAGATAATGCTGACGAAGTTAAAAAGACTTTATTAGCCAACAAGGACTTCATTGTTGACCAAGTACTTGCTAAGATCAACACTGAGTACAATCCATTCAAAGAACAGGATGACACTGTTGGATATAATGAAGAAAAGTGTGCTCGTGATGTTGGTTACATTGTAACTGCTGTCGCATATGACATGGTAACAGGTAGTAACTATCAAAGTACTATAGCTGGATTACGCTACTTAGGTAATACGGCTGAAAATGTATTGGATGGCAGTAAAGAGCAGCATATGACAATTCAAAGCTTGAAGTATGTCAAGCAATTGTTAGCTTCAATTGTGGCCAACAATATCGATGCTGTTGATAGTGTTAAAGCTAGCATGGATCTAATCATTGGTATTATCAATGGTGATATTGCAGCAAGTGTTGCTATAGATGAAATGGACTTCACTCCAAGTAATGTTACAGCATATAATGCTCAAGGACAATTAACTCGTCTTGTTAGAGGTACAATCCAAAGTGACATTACAGATTGGTTCGCCAACCCAACTGGCGGATATGACAGTAATGTGTTCTGGAATGCATTAAGTGCTCCTAAGAAAGCTTTATGTACACGCGACGTTGGTTATATTGTTGACGCAATTACATATGACTTAACATATGGTGGCAACTGGGCAACTACTATTGCTGCTCGTGCTTACTATGTAGGAAATAGTAATGAGTTAACATTAGGTGTTGTTACTGCTGAGAAAACTGCTACTCTAGCTGCTTATGAATACTTGAAAACTTTAATTCGAGATGAGGTTAGTGGAAATACTATTGAGCAAGAATTAACTAACGTTACTAACGATACAAAAGTTGGTACATTAATTGACATTATTAAAAATGTAATTTCAAACGGATTAAGTGCTCTTCCAACAGTACAGTATCCACAATTGCTTGGTGCAGATAATGACCTAGAAATTGCTAGAAATAACATAGTTAATGCTGTGTCTACAATATCTAAAAAGACCACCAAGTATATCAATGAAAGAGCTTACTTCTTATATGATGTTGTCAAGTGCGAACGCGACCTAGGATACATCTTAGACGCAGTAATTTATGACACTTTCACTGACAGTAATGCCCAAAGCGTTACAGCTGGTCTTGCTTACACAAGAGTTGATGCTCAAGGTGCAGTTGCTGCTCCGCAGAAGTTTGCAATCTTAGCTGCTCTAACTCATGCTAAGAGTGTATTAGCTAACCTAGTTAGTACTAGTAGCACTGTTGTAAGCAGAATTAGATCTAAGCTAGGTATTATCATTGACATTATTAATGACGGTGGCAATGCTCCAACATTAAGTTTCCCGTCAACTGGTCTTACAGGTGCAGTAACTAGTAATACATTGCAGACTAATAAAGAAACTATTAAAACTGCTATTGGAACTTACTTGTCCACTTATACAGCTAATGGATTTAGTTGGGCAACATTAGCTGGTAGACAAGCTACATGTTTACGCGATGTTGGTTATATTGTTGACGCACTAACACATGACTTAACATATGGCGGAAACAGAGCAACTGTTATTGCTGCTCGTAGTTATTTTGCAGGTACTCAAGCGCAATTGGGCAATGGTACTGGCGAGAAAGGAGCTACTTTAGCTGCTTACGCTCAACTTAAGACTACAATTGCTAGTTATGTTACAGGACAAACTACCGCGGCTAATGCTTTAATTGATATTATTATCAATTATGTTGGTGGTGATGGAACAACTCCAGCATTAACAACAATTATTGAGCCAACAGTAACAAGTACTAACCCAACTATTACTTCTGCTAAAGCTACATTACTTGCAGCTAAAGAAGCTAGTGTAAATAAAGTACTTGATTATATCAATAGCAGAGAGTTTGTAAGAGGTGTTTATGACACAACTAAGTGTGCTCGTGATGTTGGTATTATTCTAGACGCAATTGAATATGACTTATTACTTGGATCTAACTTCCAGTCAGTTAAAGCTGGTCAGGCATATTTAAGAAGTTATAGTAAGACAGTAACAGGCGAACAAAAAGCAGCTACTATTGGTGCATTGTACTTCTTGAAGAAAGCATTAACTGACTTGTCATTAACTGGGGCAACTACTGTACGTTCATTGATGGATACTATCATTGACATCATAGATCGTGGTGTAATAGCTGTTCCAGCATTAACATTTGATACAAATGGTACTGCTGCATACGATAATGCTGTTGAAACTATTGCTAATGCTAATAATACAGCTTTCATCAAAGCAGAAGTTCGTGCTTGGATTGCAATCAATTATCCAGAATTGGATTATGACAAGATTGCATGTGAGCGTGATGTTGCATATATCCTTGAAGCATTACGTTATGACTTGATCTATGGCGGTAACAGTCAAACTGTAGAAGCTGGTCTTGCATATTGGGAAGGCACTACATTAACATTAGGACTAGGTGAACCTGGTCAAAGTGAAGCAACTGCTACACTAGGTGCATATGCTTATCTAAGGGATATGATTAGAGCTTTAATCTTAAGTGAGACAACATTTAATGCATTTACTCCAAAACAAATTTCTGTTACAAAAGGAACATTTGGTGGAGCAAGTAGTAGCACAGTTCAAGATGATGTTACTGACCTAATTGATGGTATAACTAATATTATTGATTCAGCTAATTTAGGTGCTGCTAATACAACTGCTAATAGTTTAAGAGTTTTACCAACTATCAATACTGGTGATGCTGATTATACAGCAATAGAAGCAGTTAGAGCTACTCTTGTTGCAAATAATACTACAAGTGGCAGTGTAAACAAGGCAGTCAAAGATGCATTTGATGGACAATGGTTCGTGTACAATCCAGAAAAGTGCGGACGCGATATTGGTTATATTGTTGAAGCATTGGCTTATGACATGTATTACGGTGGCAATACTCAAACTAGAGATGCTGGCATCCAGTACACATACAAAGGTGGTCTAGTCATTCCGTTTGGAACAAAAGGACCAACAATCCTAAGTATGCAGTATCTAGAAAGTATCATTGATGACATTGTTAAGAATACTACTGTTGCACCGTTAAGTGGTAACAGTCAGACTCAAGACAAGACTCATACAGCAGCTACTAACGATAATGCAACAAGAACTGCAACATTGGTTCATGGTATTGTAACAACATTACAAAAAGGTCTTGCTGGTGCTCCTGCCCTAGTTGCCCCAAGTTTGGACAATGCTGAAGCCAAGTATGTATTGTTACGCGATTTAATTCAAGATAATCTTGAAGCAATTCAAGCTGACACAATCACTTATGTTAATGAAGAGTATTCAGGATTTGGATACTTACAAGATACATGTAAGCGTGACATTGGCTTAACATTGGATGCTGTGGCTTATGACTTGATCTACGGTGGAAATAGTAGAACCAAGTATGCAGCAGAGCAGTATTTCAGTGGTGGTAGATTGCAGATCCCAGCAGACAGCAAAGATGCTACTGCGGCTGGATTCAATTATCTAGACACATTGGCAAGAAAGATTGTTAAGAATGATTATGTAACTCCGTTGCAGATCTATGTAGATCAGAACACAGACAATGTGGCTGCTACAGATAGTGAAGTAACCACAGTTGGATCATTGTTCGATGCATTTACTGATATCGTTTCAAACGGTTATGTCAGTGTAGTGACACTAGATGCTACATTTAAGTCAAGTGTTGATGATAATACATATGCAACTTTCCACCAAGTTAGCCAGATTACAACAACTGGTCACACACTAGAGTGGGTAGGAACTGGTATTGACGTTGATAGTGCGTTACCATATAATGGTGGAGTACCGATTGAGGCTAATGAGATTGTTAGTGAACGCGGTGGATTCATCAACTTCACTAGTACAGATCAGAAGGGTGACTTCAAGATTGGTCCAGAACTAACAATTAAACGTGACTCAGGTTCGATTGTTGGTAGAGCATTTAACAAGAGCTTGCTAGGTGTTATTACACCATACATCCTAGCATTGAATGAGTAATTTTCAAAGGTTAAAATAAGGAAATATTAAAATGGCAAACGTACCTTTAAACGCATTTAAAACTGTAACAGCAACGGTAACTACTACCCCGACCAATATCTACACAACCCCTGCGGGGGTTACAGGTATCGTGCTAGGAACACAGGTAGCTAATATTACTAGTAGTGGTTCAGCAGCAATTACAGCATGGCATGTAAGAGGAGTTGTTTCAAATGAATTAGTTAGTTCATTTGACATACCTCATAGCGATGCCGTAAGTGTTGTAGCAGGCAAGTTGGTTCTAGAATCAGGCGATACCTTGAGAGTTCAAGGTAGCGGGAATAATTCTTTAAGAATTACATTAAGTATTCTAGAATCAGCTAACGATTAATCAAGCCTAATCAATACGACGGCTTTATATAAGGAATAATAATAATGGCAGCCCAAAAAAGAGTAGAATTATTTAGCGGACGAGTTAAAAAAGTCCCAGCAAAACATGTCAATACAGTAGGTCTTGGCACAGGTGAAGAAAGGTATGATTATCTTAGACTAAGTGAAGCAGAACCTAACTTATATGTGCCTTGGCAAAGTGTCAACGAGCTCAATGTTGAAGTACAAAGAAACCCAGCAACTCAGGTTAATCTTGCTTCGGTAACTTATACAGACCAACTTGACAATGATATCACACCAACTGATTCAACATTAAGAGCTATCTTTCTTTCAGATCAAGAAGGTAACAGAAGTTGGACTGAAAAAGTTGCGTTTGATGCAGATGACAATTTGATTATTAATTCAAATTTATTTGTAAATGGCACAACCGTACAGGTTAACACTGAGTCTGTAACAATTGATGACCCAATTCTTACAGTTGGTGGTGATGAAGAGGCAACTTCTCAACTAGTAGATTATGATGCTGGTGTGGCTTTCCGTTGGTGGGATGCGGCTGCTGAAGCTGCTGAAGCTGGACAAGGCGCTAAATTAGGCTTTTTTGGATTCCAAAACGAAACACAACGTTTTGTGTTTATTCCAAGAGGTCAACAAATTGGTAAGAAATTCGTTGGTGATGTAAGTGGTACATTGGGTGCTGCATTGCAATTGCAAGATTTGATTGTTAATAGAGTATATTCCCCAGACAATGTTAATTTGCAATTGTTTGCAGGAGCCAATGGAACAGTTCAAATTCTTTCAGCAATCACTGAAGGTACTTGGAATGCTGATGTTATTGACGTAAGTTATGGCGGCACTGGTCGTCCAGAACTAACATCTAAGGGTGTTGTTTATGGAAATGGATCAGATCCAGTAGGTGTTACCAATGCTGCTTATGCTAATGGTAGTGTTCTACAAGCTGATCTTGGAGGAAACCCTTATTTTTCTAATGTAATAGATTGCGGATCATTTTAATATAAAAAAGTAAATAATCTGTAAAGATTTCTTTAAGAAAATATGAACCATAATAGAGGGCTGTCTATTATTGTTAACAAAGAGGGTCTTTTCAAAGGCCCCTTTTTGTATGTATCTGAAGATTAGTCATGTAGGAGTTCTGAATGGGTAAGCAAGGTAGGGTGGAACTCTTTAGTGGTAGAGTTAAAAAGATCCGCCCAAACAAGGTCAGTGAAGAAAGATACGAATTTTTAAAGCTTAGTGAAGCGGAACCTGATTTAGGTATACCTTCCACAACAGACTCTGCCAATTCTAAACGATTTTTATTAACTGATAAAGACGGTACAAGGTACTGGTCTGACACATTACTAATTGATGACACTAATGGTTCTGAAAACCTCATAGCCACAACTGAAATAGAAGCACCTGTTTTTAGTACTGATGGGGTTACGATAACAGAAAACACAATTTTTACCAAAGCCTCTGGTGATGATTTAAATTTAGCCACAAATAGCGGCGGATTAGTCAAGTTTAATAGTGCTATGGGAGTCAATGTTGGAACTCCAAGCCTTGGCAGACTGGTTAGTAGGGCTGTTAGAATGACAGACCAAAGCACAGTGACTAATGGAATAGCCCAATTGAACTATATTTTAGGTAAATTAGTCCCGCCAAATCCTCCTAGTTTTCCTAATAATCAAACATTAGCCATACAAAGTCTTAGCACATACAGAATGTGCGATTTTATACAAACAGATAATACTTCCAGCAATAGAAATGTTGCTGGAGGCACAACAGT